CGACAATCCCGAACGCGCGCTGTCCGATGCGCTGCGCTGCGCCATGTCCAACAAACCCTCTTTCGTCACCATCGTCAGTTACCCGGCTATCATCGACCGGCTGGTCGACGGCACCAAATGCACCGGGCTGTTCTATGCGCGTCGCAGCCCCGCGCTTTCGGCCTTTCGGACGCGGCGGATGTTTGGCGGGCTGGTCTGGCTCGACGATGCCGATCGCGACTGGATCAAATACTGGGTCAAGCTGCATCTCGCCGCCAATCTCGAACGCGCCATGCGCTACCCCGACGAGATCCGCGACCCCGAACCGGAGCCGGGCGAAAGCGTCATTGCCAGGAACCCGGCGCCCGAACTTGAAACGTTGATTTTGACGCAGAGGTGGACATGACCTTGCTCGCCCTGAAAACCCGGCCGCGCGCGCTCTACATCATCGCTCCGACGCTGCTGCAATGTCACCGCACGGCGACGGCGCATGGGCTGCATCCGCCGGCCATCGACCATTTCCGCAATATCACCCGCGCCTGCCAGCTGCGCGGCACCAGCCCCGGCACCGCCTTCATCACCCATGGCCGCGAGTTCTGGGGCGACACGGCCGAGGGTTTCGAACTCGACGCCGCCGTCACCCTGCTGCAGCGGACCGGCCGGCTGAGGATCGCGCAGGAAGACGATCTCGCCGCCTGCCGGCTCTATGACGACCTGCCGCCGCGCCGGATGGCGGCTGGCGAACAGAGGGCCGCCCTATGAGCAACCGTGTACACGGCAGTCTCAAGCCCTGCGCCGAATGCGGCAATGGCCATCCGGCCAAGGGCGATTTCTGCGCCACCGCCTGCAAGGACGCGTTCAACAACCGCCGCAAGGCGCGCGGCGCCGAAATGTACGACCTCTACATGGCGCATCGCTTCGAGCGGCCGCTCGCCACATCGCTCGGCGTGTTTCAGGCGATCAACCGCCTCGCCAGCAACTGGCGATCCGAGGACCACGAACTGCGCGCCAGCCGCAAAAGCTGGCGGCCGGTGCGCCAGGTGATGGAAGAGCGGATCTATCTCAAGGCCATGGGCGGCCGGGTGAGGGCGGGGCGATGATCTACGGCTCCGTCTGCTCCGGCATCGAGGCGGCCACGGTGGCGTGGCATCCGCTTGGCTGGACGCCGAAATTCTTTTCCGAGATCGAAGCTTTCCCCTCAGCGGTGCTGGCGCATCGCTACGGTTCCAACATGCCAGGCGAACCGCTGACGACCAATGGAATTCCCAATCATGGCGACTTCACGCAAATCTCTGCCGATGCCGGACCTGTTGACCTCCTGGTTGGCGGAACGCCCTGCCAATCTTTCTCCGTCGCTGGAAAGCGTCTCGGATTGGATGATCCGCGCGGCAACCTCGCACTCGAATATCTCGCGCTGGCTAAGCGACTTGGCGCCAGGTGGTTCGTCTGGGAAAATGTCCCCGGCGTGCTTTCTTCTCGAAGCGATGACGGAAGCTACGACTTCGCGACCTTCCTCTCATTCGTTCGGCAATGCGGGTATGGGTTCGCCTACCGAGTTCTTGACGCTCAATATGTCCGAGTGGACGGCTACGCTCGTGCCGTCCCCCAGCGACGACGGCGTGTCGTCGTTGTCGGATATCTTGGAGACTGGCGCATTGCCGCAGCGGTATTACTTGAGCGCGAAGGCATGCGCTGGGATCCTGCGCCGCGCCGAGAAACGGGGCAAAGAGCTGCCGGAGCAGTTACGGCAAGCTCTGGCCGCCGTGGCGGAACTGACGACCCCGAACGCGGAAAGCTGATCGCCGAGGCCTGCGGTGGCGGCAACGCGTCGGGACGCATCGACGTATCGACGGCGCTGACGGCGCATGGTAGGCGCCAGGATTTCGAAGTCGAGACATTTATTGCCGAAGTGGCGGCGACATTGCCAGCCGGTGGCAACGGCACCGGCGGCGATCGTCAGCCGGGTACGGGCGCCGAGACTGCGGCATCGATGCTAATTGCATTCAATTCTCGCGAAGATCCAGAAGTCACATTCGATAGATCCGGGCCTCTAGGGGCGTCCGGTCCTCAGGCGAAGGCGATTGCCTACGGGCTGCGAAGCGATGCGGCCAGAAGCGGCGAGGCGGCATCCGAGAGCATAGATGCGGCAGGCGTCGCCAGAAAGCGAGATGCCGGATTCAACGTCTACGAGGAACATGCTCCGACGTTGGACGCAGGCGGGCCGCACAGTGTAGCGTTTGATTTGCGCGGTCGCGAAGGCGGATCGCAATTTGAAGGCCCACATGAAACTGCGAACATTCGCGCGGGAAGCGGCGGATCAAGCCGATCTTACGTATCCCATCAATGGAACGTACGCCGTCTGGTGCCGGTAGAATGCGAGCGCCTCCAGGGCTTCAGGGATGGCTACACCGACGTCCCCTGGCGCGGCAAGCCAACTGCGCCGGATGGTCCGCGCTACAAGGCCTGCGGCAATTCGATGGCGGTCAATTTCATGCGCTGGATCGGCATGCGCATCGATATCATGGAGGACCTGATCCGCTCAGGGAGGATCTCACCATGACCTCACTTGTCGCGGATGTAGATCCTGGCGTCATCGGCAGCATCGATAAACGCCTGGCGTGCCTTGGAGGCCAGCGCCTTCTGGCGGGTGTTTTCCAGCGCCACAATGCAGGCCTTGACCGCATTGTCGAAGGCCGGCCCTTCCGGCTTCGGCCATGCACTGGTCAATTGCCTCGCCGCATCTTCCGTCGATTTCACCGTGCGGTATTTGCCGATGCCGTGAAGCTCCAGCTCCACGCCCTTATCCCAAACCTGATCTGCCATGACGCGGCACCTCCTGACGCAACTATGGCGATTCAACGGGGGAGAGCGCGACTCGTTCCGATTGAATGCGGGAAATTGTCATCTCTGCGCAAAACGGGTGACCGATGAGCAACCCCGTCATCGATCTGTTCGTCGAGGAAGCCAAAGCCGTCACCGTCACCGACGCTGCGCTTTCGCTTGGCCTGGTCAAGGTCACCAATCGCCCGCATGCCGGTCCTTGCCCGAGCTGCGGCGGCCAGGACCGGTTCGCCATCAAGTTTACCGATGACGGCGCCTTCAACTGCCGGGGATGCGGCGCGCGTGGCCGCGACGGCATTGCGCTTTATGCGCTGGTCAACGGCCATAACCTCAGAACCCGCAGCGGCTTTCTGGCCGCATGCGGCGAGGCGCTCGGCCGTCCGGTGCCTGACGGAGGGGAGGTCGAGACCGAACGGGAACGGCAGGACCGCATCAATCGCCTTGCCGAACAGAAGCGCCGCAATGCCGAGCGAGCTGAGGCCAATGCGCAATCGCAGAACGTCTTCCGCCAGAAGGAAATCGACCGCGCGCGCGGCCTCTATCTCAAGGCGCCGGAACAGGATGGCGGCGCTCTACATCGCTATCTGAAACGTCGCACCGGCTTCGACATGCATCCGCTGGTGTTTCGCAATCTGCGACTGATGCCATCCGCAACCTATTGGCATGGCAAGGATGAGCGCGGCTTTGAGCTCGACCGCGCCACCGGTCCGGCGATGATCGCGCCGTTCGTCAATCTCGCCGGCCAGATCACGGGCTGTCACCAGACATGGATCAACCTTCATCGCCCGCCGAAATACCGCGCCGATTTCGGCTGCGACGAGGATGGCAACCCGCTGCCGACCAAGAAGATGCGCGGCAGCAAGCGTGGCTCGCTGATACCGCTGTTCGGCCTGATGGCTTCGGCCAGATGGGTCGGCGGCGAGGGGATCGAAAACGGGTTGACGATTGCCGGTTCCGAGGGGTTTCGCGCCGACACGTTTTACTTTGCCGCCGGCGATCTCGGCAATCTCGCCGGCCCGGCCGATCCGAAATCGGCATTCAGCCATCCGCACGATACTTACATGGACAAGGCCGGCCGCATCCGTGCCGTCCGCGTGCAAGGGCCTGTGCCGAAGCATGATCAGGCGCCGGACGAGGCGATGCAGGTTGCCGATCATGTCACCGAGCTGATCCTGCTCGCCGATGGCGACAGCGAGCCGGTGATGACGGCGGCCGCTATGGCGCGGGCCGAGGCGCGGCTGTCACGTCCCGGCCGCGACGTCTGGGACTGGCGGCCTCGCGTCGCGGGAATGGATTTTTCAGGTTACATGACGGGAATTTGAAATGGCGGACAAAAAGAAAAAACCGGAAATGCCAGAGCCGGTTATTCGAAAATTGGCAGAATGGCAGGCTGAACTGGCATGGCAAAACTCTGCCCCAGCGGAAGCCGATTTCGAAGCGCCGGCGGCCGTGGTTGCCGATACCGAGGCCGACGATGCCATCGTCGAATACTGCGCCGAAATGGACACGTCCGACACCGATAACGGCAAGCGCATGCGGCTGCATTTCGGCGAGGATCTGATCGTCATCTCGCAGGAAAACGCCCAAAAGCCGAAATTCGCGGTCTGGACCGGCACCCATTGGGACGTCGCCAATGGCGGGCCGAAATCGCTGGCCATGGCGCAGCGGCTCGGCGATCGCATCGCCATGGAGATCGACTACATCGTTCCCAATCCGTTCGAAAAGATGTGGATCGACCGGGGCGAAGCGGCCGCGAAGACCGAGGAAGCCGATCGCAGCGCCGCCGATCGCAATGCCATCATCGCCATGGGCAAGGCCAAGGATGCGCATGGCAAACGCGTCAAGAAACGCATGGACCATGCGGTGGCCTCCAAGAACGTCGCCAAGATGAATGCCGCGCTGGCCTGCATGGCGCCGCACATCATGAAACGGCCGGACGAATTCAACGCGGATAAGATGATGGTCGCGGTGCGCAACGCCACGCTTGTGTTTCATCGCAAGATGGTGCGACGCAAGAACCCGCGCCACAAAAGCGCCGAGGAAACGCCGGATGCGCCTGAATATATCGAGGTCTGCACGGATTCGAAACTGGAAGTGATCGACGGCCACAGGCGTCAGGATCTGATCACCCAGGTTCTGCCGGTCAGATATGACAAGGCGGCCAGATGCCCGCTCTGGGACGCCTTCCTGCATGGCAAGCTGCCGGACAAGGATGTGCGTCGACTGGTGCAGGTGTCGTCCGGCCTCGGCCTGCTCGGCATCACCGTGCAATATCTGTTCTTCCATTATGGCGACGGTGCGAATGGCAAATCCGTCTACATGGAAACCATATGTCGTCTGCTCGGCGAACTCTCGGTAACGCTGCCGGCCACGAGTCTGATAGGTGAGGGCGGTTCCTCGGGCGGCGCCAGCCCGGATCTAGCCCGCCTGTTCGGCCGCCGCATGCTGCGGGTCAAGGAATTGCCGGAGGGCGAGGATCTGCGCGAGAACCTGGTGAAGGAGTTGACTGGCGGCGAGACCATCACCGCGCGCGACCTGTTTTCCGGCTATATGGACTTCCTGCCGATCTTCATCGCCATCATGTCCGGCAACGGCTATCCGCGCATCGCCGGCACAGACGATGGCATCTGGCGACGCATGGCCGTGGTCCATTGGCCGATGAAGATTGCCAAGGAGGACAGGCGCGAATTCGAGGATATGGTGTCGAGTTTCGAGCCGGAATATCCGGGCATTCTCAACTGGATGATCGAGGGTGTTCATATTTTTCTTAAAGAGGGATTGGTCATTCCGGAGGCTGTCGCCAACGCCACGCAGGAATATCGCGACGAAATGGATCGCACAGCCGGCTTTGTGTCGCGTTGCATCGTCAAGGACGCGCAGGCGCCGCCATTGCCCGGCAAGGATCTCTATTCGGCCTTCGTCGACGACACCATCGACCAGGGCGGCAAGCCGATGAACGTCACCATGTTCGGCCGCATCATGGGCAAGAAATTCAAGAAGGAACGAACCGCGTCCGGCGTGGTCTATCACGGCATACGGTTGGTCAACCTGCCGCGCCATCACGATCATCCGCCCGACACCGGCGCACCGCCGCACGAGGATATCCCCGATTGGTGACACTCCCCGAACCCCTCTTTACATGGTCGGTTCTGACCAGTTGTGATGAGTTTCATGACCAGTTCAATGTCGCGAAAAGTGAGCGATTACAATGGCTTTGATGAGTATGACCAGTTTTCCCGGCGCTACCTGTAGAGGGTGTGGGGAGGTCTGGAGTTTGAGATTGCCATAGGCGAAGTGAACTATACAGACTGATCCAAGTAACTGAATACATTCAATAAAACTATACATAAAACTGACCTATAAACTGGTCATAACTGGTCAGAAGGATTGAAAATGAAGAAGATATCGATTGAAAACCTGCTGATCTGGGCTTTTACCGAGGAATTACCGAAGAAAGGGGCAAAGCGGCCTGCGCCGATGGGCTTCTCGCATAGTTCAGACAGCCTGATGCAGTTCGCGGAGCTCGGTACGCTGATTGACAGCGATACCAACAGCTATGGCCTGATACCAGCCTTCATCTACGAGGGTGAACCGCATGCCGATGCCGTCGCCGTCTACGACGCCGTGCTGGCGCTGGAGCTGCGTGGCGGCTTCGAGATCGAACGGGGATGGAACCCGTTTCCGGAATGGCAAGATCCGCAGGGCCTGATCGCCGCCGAAGTGGCGCGCGCCGTCGACCATGAGCTTGGCCGGCCGGATCGCGCCAACGGCATGCATGTGGTCAATCTGGTGCGCAATGCCGCCATCCTGCGGCGTGGTCCGGACTGGGAGGCCGACGAGCCGCGCACCGTGACCATAAAACTCAACGGCAAGGACGATAGCTGGTTCATCAAGCGCAAGCGCAAGAACAGGATGCAGCGTTTCGAGGACTATGAGGACAACGGTTTTGACAATCGCGCGCGGCGGCCGCTTCCGGGCGCCTATCGCAAATACAGGCTGGCGGAGCCGGTTAGGGCGGCGATCGCCGCGCGCCAGGACTGGCAACTATGGCAATCGGCGCTTGAGGCGCTCGTGGCGGCTCTGGCCGGACGCCTCGAAGACCATGAAATCCGCCCGTTCACACCGAACCGGCATCCGTGGGCAGGGCAGCAAGCCGGACCGTCGATTTTGCAAGTTGTTGAAAAGGCTGCAAGATAAATCTTGAAAGACCGATTGACGTGCGACTGATGTTTGGCGTACCTTAAGCACACTGAAAAAGATCAGATACGAACCCGCTGGCGGAAACGCTCGGCGGGTTTTGCATTTCCAGCATTGGAGGCTGTTATGTAACCGCCTGGCCGCTGATCATCTCGGCGAGTTTGAGCGCCTCGCGGCGAATGCCGGCATCGGCCATCATCGGGTCACGCTTCATGATCGCCATCAGCAGCGACACACGGTCTGCGGCGATGGAGTGGATGCCGCGCACTTCGGATCGACCTTTTTCGAGATCGGCATAGGCAGACTTGCTCATGCCCATAAACGTCGACATTTCGTCCTGTGTCAGCTTGCAGCGCTTGCGGGTCTTGATCAGATGCTCGGGTGTCGGCGCCATATGTGTTTGCTCCTGTGGTGGAGCCTGAATTTATACCGGTTTCCGGTGTAAATCAAAGAAATATTACCGAATACCGGTTCTATGAGGGTCGATATGGCTGAGATTAAATTCGATGCCAGCGAGATCGACCAGCTAGGCAGGGCGTTCATGCGGCTGCCGGGGGAGATCAAGGCCAAGGCCATGGCGCGGGCCATGCGGCGGATGCGCGATATGGCGCGGACGCAGGTTGTTCGCCTTGGCGCCAAACGCGTCAACATTCCCGTTGGCAAGGTCCGCGAGCGGACGACGACCTATTTCAATGCTGGTGGCAATACCATCGAGATCGTTGAGAAGTCTGGATGGATCGCTCTCTACGAGCTCGGAGCAAGTCCGACACCGGCTGGCGTTCGCGTCAAGCTGCGTGGCTCGTATCGGCACGCGTTCATTGCGTCGATGAAGTCTGGCCATACGGGCGTCATGCGCAGGGTAGGCAAAGAACGCCTGCCAATGCGCGAGCTGTTCGGACCAAACCCTGCACATGACGTGACCAACAACCCGGATGAATATCTGCGGATGATGGCGCAGTTGATCGAGACCAGCTTGCTGCCGCGCGTCCTGCACGAGATCGACCGCATCCTGCCCCGATGACCTCGATCATGCGGGTCGGGGCGGGGTCGGGCAGGGGTGTGGCAGGCGGGCAACACCCCCCCCTGGGGGTTAGGGACCGTACCCAGCAACACCCCCCTGCGGGCCGGGACGACCCCGGAAATCCGCCAGTCAGTGGCTTGAAAATATTGGGTTAACGGCGTTAACGGGGTTAACGGCGCCGGTTAACGACGGGAAACGGTTAACGTGGCCGACGAAACTCTGATCATGTGGACGCTCGGCCAGATCGCCGAACGCGATAGCGTTTCGAAGCCTGCTGTGTCT